GCTTCACCAGCTAAGTACTGAAACCGTCGAAGATCGACCTTGCCGTCAGCGCCAATGCTGCCGGCCATGACAGCAGCAATCAGCCGATCACCAGCTCCAGTCTTCCAGCGTTCATAGCCATCAATGCCAAGCTCACGACGAGCTGCTGTTGCTTGGCCTGACAGGTCAGCGATTGCGCCAGTCCGGTTCACCTGTTGAGCAGTGAACAGGCTTGTCATCAAGTTCTGGCTAGCCGTCGACGCATTCCGCTCCTTGTACGCCAAGTGGTCAGCAGCCTGCCGGCGGTTCATCTCGGCATACTTGGCCTCAATCTGCGGAGCCATCTCCGCATACAGGACCGGGTCGTTGGGGATGCGAAACAGGCTGACCTGCGCCGCCTGCAGTCGCGGATCACCCAAGGGAATCTGGTCCCGAGGAGTGCCGCCAATTTCACCCAACTGATCAAAACGCCCAACGGCCGTATTGATGTCGCTCTGCAGCAGAGCCTTGTTGTTGTACCGGTTGGCGTAGGCCAGCTGCAGTGGGCTTAGGGCTTGAACACGGGCATAAGCCTCGGCCGCGGCCTGGTCACCAGCCTGGGCTTTGACGTACAACTGATCCCGCAGTTCAGCCAACTGCTGGCCTGGGAACTTGGCCTGCAAATCAATGGCAAACTGCTGGCCAACCAACTTGGCTCGTGCGTCGTCAACCTTGACCTTTTCGACGTACTGCTCGCCAAAGGTCTGCAGGACAGGGTTAAAGCTGCCAAGGGCTTTGGCCAAGTTGGCCATGTCCTGGCTGGCAGCAGGCAGCTCAGGCGGGGCAAACATCCTTGGCGCACCGCCAATCGTCGGGGCGCCTACCTGCTGGAAGACGTTGACTGGTTCGGCCTGGGGCTGAATGGCTGGCTGGCTGAGCGTCGACTGGGCCAGCATTCCTGGCGTTGCCATCTGCTCGGCGGCGCCAATGGTCCGTGGCGACGTGGCCCGGTCGGTTTCACCGAAGGTTTGACCAGTGGAGATGCGTGCCATGGCGCCTTAAGAGAGCTTGGGAATGTTGGCCCCGTAGGCCCAGCTGTAGTTTTGCCCGCCAAAACCAGCTGATGCAGATGTGCCACCAGGCAGTTTGGGGGGCTGCCCCAGCTTGAGCTTGTTGAGAGCTCCAGCTGTGCTGATGCCCGTCTGAATGCCGCCAACAGCAGCAGCAGCACCCTGCAGGATGTAGGGCGTCGCGCTGGGTGCCGACTGGTAAATCGGCTCAATCGGATCAATGATCGGCTGCTGCAAGTACGGTTGCTGGCTGGCAATTCGACTGCCGCGCTGGGCCGCGGCCCCCATTTTCTGCTGCTGCACCTGGGCCGTCGTAAAGGCCAGGTTCCGCTCTGATGCGTAATCGAAGGCAGCCTGTTGCCGGTAATAGTCAGCAATGAGGTTGTCGACCGTGGCGCCAAGGCGACCAGTTGACCTGATCTCGCCCCTTGCTTGGGCGCCCTGCAGTGCAGACTGCCGTGCCTTCTGGGCTGCTGCCTCTTGCTCCTGCATCAACCGCAGGTTGAGCTGAGAGATGTCGTTCTCGTAAGCCCGGTCAGCCAGGAAACGGTTTTGCTCCATGATTGCCTGCTGCTGCTGAGCCTTTAACTGCTCAAAAGCACGGGCAGAACCAGCTTGGATTTGCTGGAAGTTGTAAGCCTGCTGTGCCTGGGCATTGGCGGTTTCGACGTTTTGGGTGGCTTGCTGATACGAAGAAACCGCCTGGCCAATGCCAAGACCTGCCGTCAGGATGCCGAGAGTGATTGAGACGGGTTCACACATGGCCCACCTTCACGAACTCCAAGAACGTCCGACCTTCATGCCCATAGTTTGAGTGCTCTGCGATAAAGGTAAAGCCCATCCAGCGAAGCCATTTGACGTGGACCTCGTTACGGGCGTCGGCGTAGTTGAACAGTACGTCGTACTGCTCAAGCATGGTCTTGAGCCATGGCTTGGCCTGCCTCAAGAACTGGATGCTATTCGGCTTGTCCTTGACCAGCTCGTCAGTGGCCAGCAACCAAATGCGACCCAGGCCATCGCCCTGGTTAACCACGCCCCACATGCCAACTGGCTGGCCGTGGCGGCCAATCATGGTCATGCAAGGGGCGCCTTTGAAATAACAAAACAACAAGGCCTCGGTCGGTGTCTGGCCGCAACCAGCCCTGACCTCAGCCTGGTCTTCTGCTCGCATGGCAGTGGCAACGGGCAGGATGTCCCCAACGACCGATGGCCTCGTGTGGCCGGTCACATGCGACCCGCCCTGGTGTGATACCACCCTTCCCATTCAGCTGACTGCAACCTGCAGGGTAGGGCGCTGCTGCTGGCGATCTGAATCTTGGCGTCGATGTTCTGCGTCATCACAGGTACGCGGAACTTGCTGGTGGAAATGCCAGGCGTTCCAAGTAGATCACCGTCGCCAGGGTGAATGCCGTTGTAGGGATAGGTGTAAGTAGTGCGACCCCCGGGCGTGACCTTGATCTCAAAGTGTGAGGTCTGGTCGAAGATCATCGTCCAGGTGCGCAGCTGCAGCTTGGGTCCGCCCACCACGGCGATGCCACCGCCAGGCGGCTGCTCCTTCAGGTACTGAGTGCTGAACTCATAGAGCATGTCGTACAGCTCACCCACGTAGAACTTGGCGCTGGTCAGATTGCCGCGGACTACCAGGGTGCCGTTGCCGCCAGCCCCACCGGCCAAGGTCTGGCTGATAGGCACAATGACCTGGCCGTGCTGGACGGTATTGCCAGCGAAATAACGGCCGACTACCACCATCGTGCTATTGGCCGCAATCGGGTACGGCAGGGTGATGGTGCTTTGGACGTCCAAGCCTGCAGGGTTGGTTAGGGCGACAGAGCAGCTGGCTTCTGTGGTCTTGCGGTCCAGCAGGATCTCAATGCTGGTAGAAGCATCCACGTTTTCTGGACGCAGGATCACTTTCTCCAGATACACACCATCGCTGTACTGGACGATCAGGTACAGGTCGCTGTCGATCAGGTCAGCACCAATGATCGACTTGTCACCTTTGACTTCCCAGTAGGACCAGGCGGACTGGAGCTTGGTGTCGTTCTGGAAGAAGAACTTGTACAAGTAGACCCGCTTGGGCTGGTCCTTGCTGATGGCCAGGATCGTTTCCTCAGACGTCGTGGCAATCAAGCTGCACAGGTTCTGTGGGACAAACCGCGGCACAGAGGACGTGACCTCTTCGGATGCAGGAACAGGGCCACTGGCATCCGGCAGGAAGAACTCCCGCAGGCCGGTGAAGTCGCCCTTGGGTACTGAGAAGTAGATCGTCCGGCCAACCCCCACGGGATCGACGTCGTCCGTCATTTCAAAGGTGGTGATCGGCGTGATGGTGGCTGACTTAGGCGTCAGGGCCAGGGCGGAACTGGTGCCGCTGTCCAGGCGGAACTGGCCATGGCGGCTAAACAACAGCAGCACGTTGGCAAAAGCCAGGCTGCTGATCAGGAAGTTGATCTCCCGGCCGCCAGTCGTCAGGTCAATGGGATCGCTGTCGATGACGGCTTGGACGGTCTCTGGCCAGAAGCGGTCATAGCTATCAGCAGCAGACAGGATGACGTTCTCGTCCGCCAGGAATGCCAGGCGGTTGCGAAACAGGTTGACGTTCTGAATCTTGCTGCCGACAAAGGTGGGCTCTGGCGCCGTGGTGGCGTCACCAGCAATGCGGGCGGACCAGTCGAACTTCTTAAAGGTGAAAGTGCCGTTGTTTTCACGGACCAGCACATGGGGCATGGTCGTGGCATCGAACTTGTAGACGATGCCCGGGCCTACGGTTTCCCTCCAGACGCCAGGGCCAAAGCCACTGCCGGCCGCGGCCTCAAACTTGACGTAGTAGTCGTCAGCTCCGGTGGTCTTGCTGCCTTGGATCTTGACCGTGAAGCCGTGCTCGGCAATGGTCGGCAAGTTGGTGATGTCGTTAATGGTGCCCTTGATGGCACTGGTGCCCTCGGAGGTCTTGGTGTCGCTGCTGGACAGGGTGTAGGCGCCGCCGTCAGCCTTCTCAATGCGGACGATGTACTCGGACGCGCTGATGATGTAGTTGGCGGTCCTAAAGGTGACGACGTCGTTGTTTTGGATGTTGGCTGAAGCAGCCGGGGCAAAAGTCACCGTGGTCGGCGTGACCGCAGTGACACGGGCCCCCTTGGGAATGTGGCCAGCAGCATCGGTCAGGTACTGACCAACCACCACGCCAGTGGTGCTGGCGAAGTTGATGACGGTGGTGCTGTGACCGGACGAGGAAGACGTCAAGGTCGTAGCCACCGGATTCAAGCCATTAGAGGTAGCCAGGAGCCCCGCCAGCTGGCTTGCGATGGTGATGGTGTCTGGAGTGCCACTACCCACTGCAGGGGTCGTGTAGCTGGCCTCAGTGCCGTTGACGTTGATCCGGTAGGTGGTGCTGTAGTCAGCCGCCTTGATGAACACCATGGACTTGGTGCCCCAGTTAGGCGACAGGTCGGCCGCCATGGCCACCGTCTTCTCCCGGTTCACGATGAAGGTGTAGTCCGCCACCGAGGCAACGCGAAACACGTTGCTGGGTTCACCCGTGATGTCCAAGTAGCTGGTGCCATCAGGCGTGGCAAGGGTTTTGACTGACCCATCCATGCCAAACACCTTGATGGCGTTGTCCTGGATGATCACTAGGTACTGGATCGTTCCATCCCGGTCAACGATGGTCGTGAATGGCCGATTGGCCCCAGCGCTACCGGCAAACAGCTTGCCGATGTTGTAGGCCGGAGGCCGCTTTTTCAGCCCTTCAACAGGGCTCGGCATACAGTTGACGACTTGCTCAGCCTGAGAAGCCAGGCGCAAGGCAGCCGGCTGCTGACTGACCCCATTGATCAGATTGGGGATGGAGCTGCTGACAAGAGGCATGGCTCAACGCTGCAGGGCCCGGCTGGGCATGTAG